ACTCATGAGCCGTCTGCCAGCAAGGGGGATAATGAGTTTCTGAAGCAACTCAATTACTCATTATTAAAAGTAAACACGTTATGAAACGTAATTTAATGTCCCTGGTGGCGGTAACTGCTGCAATGGGCTTACCTAAAATCTCAACACGCCGCATGCCCGGGGCTAACCGCATGGGGTATGCCGCATATAAAACCGACGGCGAAAAGTCCGCGGAACTGGAAGCGCTGGAAAAACTCAACACCAGCATGGAGGGCCGTTATAAAGAGCTTAAAGACGAGTTTGCCTTAAAAACCAAAGAGCTTTCTGATCTGAAAGCCTTCAATGACGATCAGGGCAAAAAGATCGCCGAATATGAAGGAACAGTAAAAGAGCTCAACGGCATCCTGGGCGAGAAGGGCGCAACCTTGAAGCAAATCCAGGACGAAGTGAAAGAGTTGCAAGCTAAAGCTGGTCATATGAAGATCACCACTCCTGAAAACAAACAGGGCGTAAAAGATCTTTTCCTGAAGGAGTTCGAAGCCGCCGCCGAAACAGCGGTTAAGGAATTCCGCGCTGACCTGCACAATAACGTCAATAACGCCCTGCCGTTTATGAAGACCAAAGCGGTGGGCACAATGACCATTGCCAGCAATATCACCGGCGCTTCGATCTCTGCTATTCCTACATGGGATAACAACTTTGCAGTTCGTGGTCGCCAGATGGTGCACTTCCGGGACCTGGTGCGCACCATCGATACTACAACCGGTCTGTATATCTTCTTGCGTCAGAACATTCCGGCTGGTGAAGGTTCTGTGCATGCAACCACGCAGCCAGGCGCCACAAAGAGCAAGCGCGATTACGACAACACAATGGTTACCGTAACCAGTAAATACCGAGCAGGCACTGTAGATGTAGCCAGCGAAATGATCCAGGATATACCCGGCCTATCTCAGTACATCACTGAAGAATTGACCGAGGATTACCTGCGAACAGAGTCTTTCGACTTCTTCGGTTCGCTGATTGACGCAGCTGCCGGTTCTTCTGCAGTTCCTGCAGGTGTAACCGTTACTGCCGAAAGAATACCGCACTACATCGCTAACCTGGAAAGCAACAACTACCAGCCTGACACAATCGTGGTTCGTCCTCGTGTATGGGCAAACCTGATCAATACAAAGCCGTCTGACTATAGCACACCAGGTGGTTATGTTGTATTGCCTGATGGCACTATCCTGTTTGCCGGCCTTCGCTTGACTAAATGTTCAAGCAATGCACTGGCTGACGACGAAGTGCTGATCGGTGATTTTCGCAAAGCGCTGATTACTCAGAAGGCTGGCGAGGGCTTCAATGTGCGCATGTTCAACACGCACGATCAGGCGGTTTATGCCAACCTGATCACCTTCCGGGGTGAAGCACGTGCAGAGGTTGCAATCCTGCGCCCTGATGCATTCTTAGTTGGTGGAGCGTAAGTATTATATCTCAAATGGCTGGGGCCCGTAAGCCCTGGCCTTATATAAACTATGTGGGATTTATTCGATAGAAAAGTTTGCTTGACGGCTGACCCTGCTGAATGGGCGAAAGCCGAGGTTGAGTTTAATAGGGTAGGACTGGCCGATGTTCAACGGTTCAATGCCATTCCACACATTGGCCCGCATCAATCATTCAACGCCAGTACACGCCAGACCCTTATTGAGTTCTTTGAAAGCTCAAACGAGCGATTATTATTCCTGGAAGATGATTGTGTCTTTAAGGATTGCAACCATGTTGATCAAGCCCTAAAAGAATTACCGGCTGACTGGGATATCGTCTACCTCGGTTGCAATATCCAGGATGAAAAGCCGGTGAAGATCTCCGATAACCTATTCAAGATAAAAGGCGCCTATACTACTCACTGTATAGGATACAATAAGAAATGTATTCCTTTCATCCTTGAGAATCAGCCCGGGTTTAGTGAGCAGATGTATGACAACTGGCTAGCTGGCCAAAGTCTGAATGTGTATGTTATTAACCCTATGGTAGCATGGCAGCGGCCGCGCCATAGTAAGATATGGGGGCGCGAGGTGAACTATGATGAGCATTTTAATAAGTCACAAAAGCTACTTGCATGACCCGACTAATCACATTCACGGACGACAACATGACTATCGCGGCGAAAATCTGCGAGATGAGCGCACTGCAGAATAATGTGCATGAGGTGAAAGTGTACGGTCTTAAAGACATTGATCCAAAGTTTAGGAAAGCCAATGCGGCTATACTGGATCAACCCCGCGGTTGCGGTTATTGGCTGTGGAAACCGTATCTAATTGACCGCGAGTTGAAGAAGATGAAGGATGGTGATTATCTGATCTATTGTGACGCAGGCGTGGAAATCGTTAATAACGTGAATCACATCATTGACCGTATGGCCGGCGACATATGGCTATTCGGGAATATGTGGCAGCATGTGCATTTTTGTAAGGCAGATGTTATGAAGGCGATTAATTGCTGGGACAGCGGAAACCAAGTACAGGCAAGCGTGATAGTAATTCGCAATTCGCAAAAGGCGAAAGGGTTTGTAAATGAATGGCACACATGGTGTACAGTTGCGGGTATGATCGATGACAGCCCGAGCAAATGCCCTAATCACCCGGAGTTTCAAGAACATCGTCACGATCAGGCGGTGCTCACGACATTGGCCTACCGGGAGAAAATAGCACCTTTCCATTGGTGGCCAGCCATGTACAATGCAGGGCACTTCACCTATGAAAAAACAGGCTACACTGATACTTACCCTGTATTATTCCATCATCATCGTATGCGAAACAATGATTTCTCGGCAACCGATGATCTTAACCGGCACATGCAAAGGTATTTCAGATCAAAATATAATATAACAGGTGATTGAACAAGCGCCCCATATCAGCCTTAACGAAAACTCATTAGCCGCATGGCAGCATGAGAATCTGGAACATATCAGGCATGAATACGACCTGAGGCAGGAAAGTATCGTGATCGATTTGGGGGCCTATCAGGGCGAATGGGCGACTGAGATACATAAGCGGTATGGTTGCCAGGTGGTAGTAGTTGAACCCACAGAATACATACGTGATTTTAAATACGGTCCTATCGTCAACAAAGCTGCCGGCACTCATGAAGGAAAAATGTCCTTCGGTGGCCGCGCCTATTATAGCAGCATTTTCGAGTCTGGTGATCACGAATATGACTGCTTCGACGTAAATGAACTTATTGAACAGCATGAGGTAATCGACCTGTTGAAAGTGAATATTGAAGGTGCTGAATATGATGTTTTAAATCACATTATTGGGGCCGGTCTGCACGGCAGGATCAAAAACATTCAGGTGCAGTTTCATGAGATTGCAGGGGTGCCATATCAGAAGTGGTATACCCAAATAAGCAAACAACTATCATTAACACATAAACTAATCTGGCACTATCCGTTTTGCTGGGAAAACTGGAAACTTATTTAAAGTATGCTTGACTTCTTAAACAAATACGCCTCCAACATTACCTACTCGCAGAATGGCGAAGAAGGGATTTTGATCGAATGCCTTACCAGGCTGAAGGTTAAAAGCGGCCACGCAGTAGAGGTAGGCGCCAATAATGGTGTTTGGTGCAGTAATACTGCACTGTTACTTAAAGATGGCTGGACCGGTAAAATGGTAGAGTCTGAATTCCAGCTATGGAAACAGTGTGAAGAAAACTGGAAGCCATATCCGAACGTGAAATGCCAATGCAGCCATGTTGACAAGTACAATATCAATGCTTTTGTTGACGACAAATGTGATGTATTGAGTATTGACACGGACGGCCAGGACTATGAGATCTTCAAAGCACTGAAGGCAAAACCGAAAATTGTAATAGTGGAGATCGATAGCAGTATACCACCTGATCAATCAGGGTTTAATTCACAGGGTGGCGCCGGTTACCGGATCATGGTTGAATTGGGAATCGAGAAGGGGTACTTTCTGCTGGTTCACACCGGCAACCTGGTATTTATCGATAAACAGTATAAGAAACTGTTTCCTGAAGTGAAGGGGGACGGGCTGAAAAACGCTGAACAATATTTTAAAACCGATTGGCTGAAAACTGCATGAGGAACATAGTCACATTTAACCAATTGGGCCGATATGGTCGCTTTGCTAATCAGATGTACCAGATAGCTGGCACTATTGGCATTGCCCGCAAAAACGGCTTTGATTTCGCTTTCCCGGAGTGGAAGAACTACGACCATGCAGAGCGCTTCGGCAGTCAGGAAGACATTGATCTGCAGAAGTACTTCGAGAATCCTTTACCGGTTTATAAAGGGCCGCAATTGCCCGATAGATTCGTTCACTGGGGCTACCACGATATTAAACTAACACAAAGCTGCAGCCTATCAGGGCATATGCAGTCAATAAAATACTTCGAACATTGTCTTGATGAAGTGAGATGGTATTTCAGAATGAAAGATGAATACCCACAAAACGATTTTTGCGCAATCCATGTGAGGCTAGGAGATTATGACGGGGGTTATCACCCTCGCCTTGATCTGGCATATTACATACCTGCTATTGAACAATTCCCCGCCGCTACAAACTTTATGGTGTTTTCTGATGACCAGGAGAAGGCAGAAACCCTGTTTGAAGATATTTATGAAACGACGGGAAGAAAGTACAATTTCTATTATTCGGATGAAGATGGGTATATAAATGATTTCAAATTCATGAAGGCCTGCCGGCACTTCATAATCGGTAACAGCTCCTACAGCGCAATGGCTGCCATTTTAGGCGAGGCGCCAGATAAGAAAGTGATCGCACCGGCGCCATGGTTTGGGCCGGCTTATACCGACATAAAAGGCGATGATATCTATTGCTCTGATTGGACGGTGATCAATTATGAAAAAAAGGAGGCGGTTGCATGAGGCTACTATGGGTCATACATCTATATCCACCTAAACACAACTGTGGCAGTGAGCTAATGGCGCATCACATCAACAAGTTCCTGATATCAAAAGGCCATGAAGTGAGGGTGATATTGATGCAGGCTAAGATGCACGATATTCCTGTTCCATATTATTACGACGGCGTAAAAGTACAGGGCGACCCGCTTGACAACCTGGATGCTTACCGGTGGGCTGATGTTATACTCACTCACCTGGACTATACGAAATGGGCGATCAATATTGCGAAGTTGGTAAAGCGTCCGATAGCCTGTTTTATTCACAGTCATTACACTTATGATCCTAATCCAATACCTGCAGCAAAATCAGATGTACATATTGTGTACAACAGCCGGTGGGTGAAAGAGACGTTAGCTTACGAGTGGCCAAATATGTTATTGTACCCGCCTTGCGACGCTGGTTATTATAATGTTTGCCCAAAACCATGGGAGAACAAGGCAATAACCATGATCAGTATCAATGAGAACAAAGGCGGGTATATCTTATACAGAGTAGCGAAAGCTATGCCTTACGCAAAGTTCATTGGGGTATATGGCAGTTATGACGACGGCGGATTGCAAAGCGAAATTGCCGGTAAGATCATGAACGAGTGTCCAAATGTGGAGCTGGTGCCGAACAGTCCTGACATACTCAGCGTGTACCGGCGTACCAGAATTTTATTGATGCCTTCCAGGTATGAAAGCTGGGGCCGTACAGCAACGGAGGCGATGTGCAACGGGATACCGGTAATATGTACGGCAACTAAAGGTCTAAAAGAGAATTGCGGGGATGCGGGGCTATACATACCCGATCGGGGTCCTTGCAAAGCGGATCAATACGGCAAGATTACTGAACACGATGGCGATACTTACGACATTAAACCGATCGTAAAGCATATCAACAAACTGGATAACGAAAAATATTATAGATCGGTAAGTGCAGCATGCAGAGAACGGGCCGATGAGCTCAACCCAGCAAAACAACTTGAAAAATTAGAACAATTCCTTATAAATGCTAAACACTATAAAGGATATAAAGAACAGGCAAGCGGAGTCTATTACTGAGCCGATAACCTTACCGCAGGTAAAGGCGTGGCTGATCATTGATACGGTGAATACCGACGATGATACATTGCTTACCAATCTTATAACCGAAGTGAGGAAGGCAATCGAGCAGAAAACGAAATTGTCTTTAGTTGCGCGGACGATAATCGTCACGGCTGACCTAACAAGGGAGTTCAAATTACCTCATGGGCCGGTGAGAGAGATAACAGAGGTTTTATTCAGGAAAGGAACGAATAGCGACGGTACGCCAGACTATGAAACGCTGACTGTGACTGATTATACAACCGATGGGGAGGACTTTAAATGGATAAGCACAGGTAGGTGCGGCCGGCATAAGATAACATACACAACCGGTTTTGGCGAGGATGAAGATATTGAATATGACAATCCTTTGCCAGAGGACCTAATGTTAGCTATCCGGTCAGAAATAGCATACCGGTACGAGCATCGAGGCGACGAGACAACAACGTTAAGTGCTGCAGGAAACGAAACAGTTCAGAGGGCTACCGGAATAAGCGCCGATGCAATGCAATACCTGAAACCTTATATAGATACGGCATGGGTGTAAGTTTTCATATAGGGCAGTTAAAGAAAACAGTGGTGTTCAAAAAGAACAATCGCGGGTCGTTAGGCGCCGGCAGTAAGGATAATTTCGAAACGTTTTTAACTACCAGGTGCAGCCTGGAAAAGGAAAGAGCGATTAAGCAAGCAGACCGGGGTCAGGTTGAAATAGCGCAATGGTATAAAATGATCTGCCGGTTTCAGCTGAACCTTATCAATAACCTTAGCAATTCGTCAATCTGCATTATTGCCAATGAAACATATGTTATACACGATTGGGATCTGGTTAACGAGAAAGAGCATTTGTACGAGTTTATATTAAGCAAAAGTGTGAAGTAGTGGCAGGAATGATCAACATATCAGCGCCAGGGATTGCGGAGGTCATAAGGGATATAAATACCTATGGAACGAAAACACAAGCTCTTATACATGCTGAGTTAAAGGCGTCTGTTCAAACCATGGTGCGCAATGCAAAGCGAGCGGCGCCTAAGGACATGGGCAATCTGGCCGGCGGGATTAATTATAAAGAGGTAAACAAAACGCTCTTTGAATATTTCAGCCAGGCCGAATATAGCGGCTTTGATGAGTTTGGTACGAAGCGGAGGCGCAAAATACCACCAGAGGTGCAAAAGCTGGGAATCAAGTTTAATACTGCAAAATCGAGTGGAACTGCGGAACAGGCGTTAACATTTATAACCGCCTGGGTAAAGCGAAAGGGTATAAGGTTCGAAAGTGCATCGGTATTTAAGAGCGGCAAAAAAGCGGGCAAGAACAAGCTATTGAGTTATGAAGAAACGGCTTATTTCATATTTCACCACATTATGTTGGTAGGTATAAAGCCAAGGCCTTTTTTCTTTCCGGCGATGCTGAATGAGACACCATTAT